GTTCAGAAGTAAAGTGTAAACTTGAAAAGTCTCGTTTCGGGACAGAGGGAAGAGAATGTACTTTTAAAATTCTTTGGGCAGGCGAATCTGCTATTCAAGATGAACAATCTTGGCTAACGGCTCTCAAAGCCTCAAAGACAAAGCGATTAGCACTTTCCGGTGCTTGGTATACCTTAACTCATAAAGATGGTAAGACAACTAAGTTTCAAGGCAAACAATGGCTAACAAAACTCTCAGACCCGGTATTTAAACAAACTGTTATGGATATCATGGACGAAGAGATTGTTAAAAAGTTTGATGCGGAAGGTAAAAATTTTGGTGTGAGTGAAGACGACTAGTTTATTGTTTTCATGTTTTCTCCGGCGGTAGGTTTTGGTTGACCTACCGCCTTTTTTTTATCCTTTTTACTTGACAAGTTAATGGTAATATGGTATAATATAGTATGGAGGAAAGAATGAATAAATGTTTTGAATGCGAAGTAATCGAAGACTTACAAGAGCACCATGTTGTTCCCAAATCAAGAGGTGGAACAAAAACTGTGACATTGTGCTATGAATGTCATATGAAAGCACACGGAAGATCAGGAAAGGGCTTAGATCACAAAAGACTAACCAAAGAAGGGCTGGCGGCAGCGAAAGCGAAAGGTGTTGTACTCGGCAACCCTAACCC